ACAACATAGATGTTGCTGATGTAAGTCAACTTACGCTTTTGCTTACGTGCAGTTTCTTTACCAGCATCTGTGCCGTTGTTCCAAAGAGTAGTATTAAACTCTGAAACAGGATCCTTCTGACCTAAAGTAGTCAGAGAATTCTCTATGTACCAACCACCAGGGCCTTGAAAGGCATGGGAGTACAGTTTTACAAATGGTAGATCCTCACCATTAGGAGCAGGAAGGAAACGTATTACAGCATATCCATTGCCGCTTTTGTCTACGTCTAATTTCCAGAGACGCTCATCACCTGATGCGCCATTGTTGTTCATTTTTTCGACTTCTTTAACCAGTTTAGCGGTTAATGAGCCAAGCTTAGATTGCTTTTTAAGGTCTTTAAAAGACATTCAGATTACCTCGGATTAAATTGGATTTGTTGGATGTTTAGATTATAGCAAAGATTGAAAAATTAGTCAATCTTTTGTTTGAGAGACTCGATTGTATTTCTCATACCATCGAATAGTACACTTATATCAGTACCCTCTGGGAAACCCATCATGATTACTGACTGTTGTAAGTGTTTTTTCATCTCCATTGCCTTTGGATCATCAGATAATGATACTCTAGTCCACAACGTGCGTTGTAGTTCCAAAAGCCTAGTTAATTTCTCAATGTGTTCCAATCTTTCATTAGTAGGACTAGTATTGATATTCATTATATTGCCATAGACCTCAGTTTGTAACTGGTTGATCTCTTGTAACTCTTCCTGAACAATTTCAGAATCAAAAAATTCACTCATTGACTAATTCCCTTAAGATTTTTTTATATTGAAATACATTAATATTTATGAATGGAAGGTATTTCCTTATCTTCAAACTGACGGTTTCCCATACAGGATCATTCAACTTTTTATCAAAGTTTTTTGCGAAAGAAAAGACTTTTTCCAGTATCGTAAGCGTTTCTAGCGAGATCTCTCCACCCAGATATTTTTTTAGAACTATTGGATGCTTGCTGTTGGAGCAATCGAATACTTCGTTCAAGTTTTTGCTGGATAGTAATTCTCCTGACTGTTCTTTGAATAAGTACGTCAAACTCTGTTGTCGTCTCATCCACTCTGCGTAATTTCTTTCGCCAGAATTTATAATTTCTCCAATCCATAGGTTTTGTGGGTTGTCGGTAGATACAAAATTTGATAATAAAAAATCCAATACTTGTTGATCGGAATATTTTCTGGAAGTCTTTTCAAACCAATATTTATCCTTCCGCTTATTAAAGGATGTCATAGTGGCACGAGACTTACCACCATATTTAAAAAAGTCATATTTAGGATTAGTAAAATGACTTTTCATTGACAAATATGACTGATAAGTTTCAAACGGTGTCACTTTCATCACTCTCTTCACTTTCTAATTCTGTAATTTGGTCAGCATATACTTCAGCAGTACCAATCTTATAAAGATGACCTCTATCATCCTCTCCAAGATATTCCAAATCTGGCATACTATGCTCTCGCAATATTGCCTGAAGACGATAATGAATTAAATCGGTTTTAGTAACCATTAGATGGGAAGTTTCGCCCTCGAAGTTCGTTTCATATAGTTGAGACGGGTTGCATCCCACTTCAGTCGTTCCTTTAAAGGCTTTGATATAAGTTTCGTTACTGATTCTACCTCAAGACTATTGATTTCGCAATAGTGTACAATAGCATCAATATAATTAAGTTGCTCTTCGGCAACAATCTTTTCTATTTCTAAGGCAAATTTAGAAGGAGTTAAGAATTTACTCTCTATTGCCTTTTCTAATTCTTTACTCGGTTCCATAGAGCTCCAATTTATCTCCAACAAATTTTCTAATATATTCTCCGAGGAGTTTAATATATTTTGCTTTGTCGGTTTCTTCATAGACGACACATTCTCCATTTTCACAAGCCATAATGATTACAAGTTTTTTGATGGGTATACCCTTCATTTCGTACAGCATACAACCGTATGCCATTGCCTGAACAAAATAATGTTCAATCCACTCTCGTGGTTTAGGTTTCTTAGATGTCTTAAAATCTATTATCGCCAACTCCCCGTCGTACTCTGCAATACAATCGACGGTTCCAGCAATTCCTAGTTGCCTACTATATAGCGGTCCTTCTAAAGCGTAAATATTATTTATTAGGTTTAATTTACGCTTGGCTATTTTGAATAAAAATTCAGAAATAGGAGGAACATTTGGTAGGTCTTCGTTCTTCAAATAATACTCTGTAAGAGTATGCATATCAGTTCCACGGGTTGTAGCCGCTTTCGTGATTTTGTCTGCTTTCTCATTACCAACCCTTTTACGCCAATTAATAAAAATTTCTTTATTAAAGTGACTAGTAACAGATGTAATAGAAACTAATTTAATTAGATCTTCTTCATCAGGAACTTTGTAATAACGAACTCCGTCTACGTGCTCTCTTTCAAGAGGTTGTAGATTCAAATCAACATGACTAAACATTACATACCCATTTCAAGTTTGGCAATAAGGTACTCTTTAACAAGTCCAGAACGAACTATGTCTTCCATACCAAATTCAATAAGATCAAATGATGGCATTGATCGAATAATTTTCATAAAATCAACAATTCCATTACGCTCATTTGTTTTCTGCAAATCCGTCTGAGTTGCATCTCCACAGAAATAAATTTTGCTGTCCTCACCGATCCTTGTTATTATACTATCAAGTTCGTGAAAATTCAAGTTTTGGAATTCATCAACGATTACAATAGCATTATCAAGTGTTGTTCCTCTTAAGAAAGAAGTACTCCAGAACTTAATACTATCTTGAGCCTTTAGATTTCCATACAACATATCGAAATCAGCATCAGAAGACATCTGAAACATATATTTTACCATATGTTTGTAAGGAACTTGATAAATGTCAGATTTATCTTCATGATCACCAGGAAGAAACCCAATTTCACGGGTACTGACTAAAGACCTAACAATATAGATCCTTTCATAAGGAGTTTCTGGATCCAATACATCTTTAAGTGCATTGTATAATGTAACAAAAGTTTTCCCTGTTCCTGCAGCACCGTAAGCAATAATATGCTTACCTTCCTTATAGGAATCAAATAACCTCTTCTGATTATCAGTAATAGCCTCAATATCAACGAGATAATCACCATTTACTGGTTTTTTCCGTTTCATTTGTTTTGCGGTCATACCAACCCCTATAGGTTGATCACCATTTCTTTTTTTAGGCATTATAGTTTTTTAACTCCAGAACCAGGTGCTTTTTGTGCCTTACCTAATATATCATTCCATCCAGGTTTTGTTTTCCGCAATTTATCCCTCCAATCTCCTACTTCTGCCGCCATTGGACAAGTTGATGGATCACTCCAATCCCTTTTCCAATCAGGATTATCTTCACACCATTTACTCCATTCAGTAACACTCATTGCTACTTCTTTTTGTTCACCAGTTTCTTTGTGAACCACAGGATATGTTGCCATAATTATAAAGGATTGTAAATTTATTTAGAGCCAACCAAGAGCTTCTGATACTGCAGGAAACTGTTCGGCAAATACTGCTCTACATGCTTCTGCTATATCCATATGCTCTTTTTGAGTACCATGTGCAGAACGCAAATTGATATAGTGTATCCAAGAACGACATGAACCAGTCATATAGATTCTTGTGGGGGTACATAAAGGCAATACCATTCTAGCACACTCTTTAGCAACACCATCTTCTAACATCTGATGATATAATGCTTTAGCAGAACTAAACAAAGTAATCATCTGACGATTAAGTGTCTCTACCATTTCAGGATCTAAATCATCAGTAGAATTCTGACGATTCTTTGTATCCTGTCTACGTAGTTCTGGTAATTCTATATCACCTAAAGCAGTACTAGCAGCATACCTTTGAGAAAACTCCTGAAAGGTGAATGATCTATGACGTAGTATCTGTGCAGCAATAGCACGAGTAGTCTCTATCTCTAAGGTCATAGAAGACTGCTCAAAGACACTCCAATGGTTGTGATTGATGCAATACTTTAATAGTCCTGCATACTTCTCATTGCCCTGATTAGATGGATTAGAGACACGAGCAATATAGCCCATAGTCTTTTCTGCATCAGGAGTTATACTTACAAGTTTTACAGTCATCAGAGAATTAATTTTTTTGTAGGTGTTGATAGTTTACCAAACATTGAGTTATACTGTTCGGCAATTTCATCTTGTGGGTCACTAATATACACAACATATTTTTTAGTAACCTCAAGATCTTTGTCTTTACCACTAAGAAGGGGTGACCAGGGAGCAAATCCTAATTGCCCTTGGCCAGAAGGAACAGCAACAATAGGGTTAGTGATTACAATAGAATCACTTTTGTCTTCAATAAGGTCTGCTACTACATCTTCACCAGACCACATACGAATTAATTTTACAGTCATTTAACCAAATCCTTTTGAATTTGCTGCTTCCGCAGCTGCGAGTTCTTCTTTAACAACTCTTAATTGTGTTTTTATAGTTTTAAGCTCTTCATCTGTATAAAGATAATCTTGCTTGATTAATCTTTCAAGCATCTTTATCAAACGTTTTCCTCTATTAGTCTGCATAGCCGTCATCATCGTCATAAAGT